TGGTAACACTTATGTTCCATTAGCTGTAACAACAGATATACATGGTGCGAGTGGTACAACAACAGCTGGTGTGAATTATTTGGATTTAACTTTTGTTGGAACAAGTGGTTCAGCTGATTATACTGATTATAATAAATTGAGAAAAACAAAAATATTCACCGAAATATATACGAATATTATTCTCAACAAAGGTGTAATCATTAATTGGACTAACGGTGATAAATTTGAAATATCATCACCAACTATTTACGCTCCTACAACTACAACTGACGCTTATATCAGAATTTATTTTGATACTACAACAGCACCATTTGATTATTATAAAATTTCTGATGGTAGTTTCTTAATTTATTACATTGATAATGAATTTGTATTACCTTACAGTGGTTATGATGATCTAGATTATATTGATACATTAATAACAACAACCCATCCTTTAGCTTATTATCCAGCAACAGGAACAACTGGTATTGTTGCAAAATGGAGTAGTTTATATCAAGATTATTATAATGGTTTAATCAATAATGGTGATTATTTCTATATGGATAATACAAGTGGTGATACACAAACTAAATTTTATCTAAAAATATGGTTGGATACAGATGATAATTTAACAGTTAAGTTTACCGATGTTAATGGTACGATTACACCGATTAATAAATGGAATACTGGATATGGGTTACAATTAGTTATTTATTCTGATAAGAGTTCATTGAAAGAAACTGTTGAAATCGAAAATCCAGATGCAATTACTGATCCAACAAATACTCGTTGGATATATGTTGATAAAACTAGATACGCTCATATTATAAGAGGTATGTATTTAGAAGCTTATTACGACACAACTTATTATGATGATATAAATGGTGAAGGTTATCTATTAGGTATGGTTCCAAGAAAATTGGTTCGTATCATAGATATTAAAAATGATACTGTTGATACAACTAGAAAAATTTTATATACCGATGGGTCTATAAAAATATCAAATAACGGTACTGTTTCCGCTCCAGATTATTATACAACTTGTTACAGTTCTATTGATAATTATTTCACCGAATATAAAGGTTTAACATTAAAACCATTTACAGTACACGCTGATTCAATACCAAATGGAACAGATACACGTCAAATGGATATTTTAACTGTTATCGACAAAGATACCAATTTAGCTAAAGGTTTGGCAAATAAAAACCGTATTAGTTGGAGATATATGATTGACTCATTTGGTTTAGGTTTAACTAATAAATCAAAACAAGAATATGTCGATCTTTGTGGTATGAAACTTAACTGTCTTGGGTTCATAAACATGCCAAGCACAAGACAATTAAAAACATCTACAAACCCAAGTTTCATCAATTCAGATAGAACTTTAAATACAACATATTTAAAAGAAGGTGCAAATCAAGATTTAAATCCAAGTTTCTTATATAGTTTTGGTGAAGGTGTTGGTAGATCAACAGTTGGTTATTTCTTCCCTTATATCAAGGATGAAAATGATAAAACTAAATTTGTACCACCATCAGCAAAAGTAGCTAAAGCTTATATGAATAAATTCTTAACTACAACAGGTGGTATATATCCTTGGACTATTGTAGCTGGTTCAATTCTAGGTAAATTACCTGAAGTTGTTGAAACAGAAATGAGGTTTACTGATGATAACTTAACAGATTTAATGGATATGGGAGCTAACCCAATTGATTATACTGAAAAAAGAGGGTATTATATCAATTCGGAAAATACAGCTCAAGTTTTCCCATACAGTTCATTAAGTATAATCCATAGTCGTGAAGTTCTTATCGAACTTGAAAATAGACTATACGATATGTTGTTGAATTATCAATGGAGATTTAATACTCCTGAAATAAGAAACGAAATCAAATATCGTGCGGATCAAATCTGTAAAGAATTATTAGACGCGAAAGCACTCTATACATTCAAAAACGTTATGGATAAATCCAATAATACCGATTATATTATCGATCTTCAGATGGGGGTATTAGATACATATGTTGAAATTATCAAAGGTATGGGTACAATCATCAATAACATTACGATATTGAAGAAAGGTACAATCCAATCTTCAGGTTTCAAACCTTAATCTTTAAATAGATATAAAATAAAAGGGGGTGAATTGATTCATCCCCTTTTTTTAAACTTCATATTTTCTATTTTATATATAGGCGTAAAAGAAACCTATGTATATGAATTGTGTTGAAACTATATTAAAAGAAAATGGTCCATCTGGTAGAATGTATGTTGAAAAATATCTTTTGAAGAATTATCCTGATATACATTCTGAAATTATTAAATATTGTGATGAAAAGTTAAATGATATACCATTTAAAGAAAAAGTATATCATTATGTTCATAATATAAAAGAAAAAATATTATGTAAAAATTCAAATTGTATCAAAGAAACTAGATATCATAATTCAACATTGGGATATTATGATTATTGTTCTATTCAATGTATTAGTAGTGATTCAAAAATAAAAGAAATAAAAGAGAAAAAGTCTTATGAAAAATATGGAACCAAAGCACCGGGTATGAATTTGGATATTAAAGAAAAGATGATAAAAACCAATCAAAAAAGATATGGTGGTAATAGTCCAAAATGTGATCAAAAAATAATCGATAAATCTTTGAAATCTTTTAGAAAAACAAAAATAAATAAAAATTTAGAAAGATATAAAGATATAAATATTTTAGATGTTGATTATGATAATCATATTTTTAAATTTCATTGTGATAAGGGTCACGATTTTGATATTGATATGTATTCTTTTAGAAATAGAAAAAAAATAAATACTGAAATTTGTACAATATGTAATCCAATAAATTCTTTTAGTAATAGTGGTCAAGAATTACAGTTAAGAGAATTTATTGAAAAATACAATAATAAAATTTTATATAATGATAGAAATATAATTGGAAAAGAATTGGATATTTTTCTACCAGATTTAAAATTAGCTTTTGAGTTTAATGGTGTTTATTGGCATAATGAATTATATAAAGGTAATAATTATCATTTTAATAAAACAGAATTATGTGAAAAAAATAATGTGAAACTTATTCATGTTTACCAAGATGATTGGATGTATAAACAAGATATAATAAAATCTAGAATTTTAAATTTACTTGGTAAAACACCAAATAGAATTTATGCTCGTAAATGTGAAATTAGAGAAATTACTGATAATAAATCACTTCGTAATTTTCTTGAAAAAAATCATATTCAAGGATTTATTGGATCTCAAGTTAGATTGGGTTTATTTTATAATGATGAATTACTTTCATTGATGACATTTGGGAAACAACGAAAATCAATGGGAATAAGAAGTCGGGATAATACTTATGAGATGTTGAGATTTTGTAATAAATTAAATACTTCTGTAATTGGTGGAGCTTCTAAATTATTTAAATATTTTATTCAAAAATATGACCCTATTGAGATTATTAGTTATGCGGATAGATCTTGGAGTAATGGTGATTTATATAAACAATTAGGATTTACTTTAGTACATAAGACAAAACCGAATTATTATTATGTTGTAGATGGTATTAGAAAATATAGATTTTTATTTCGTAAAGATGTATTAATAAAACAGGGGTTTGATCCAAATAAAACAGAAAGAGAAATTATGTTAGAAAGAAAAATTTATCGAATATATGATTCTGGAAGTTTAAAATTTATATATAATAAAAATGAAAAATGATATGAAATTAACAGATTTAGAAAAAAAATATTTGTGGTCCAAATTAGAATATACAAAAAAGAAAAAAGCAATAGAAACACAAAACGATATTTATCATTTTTTGAATGGTGAAAGAAGTGATTTTAATGAAGATGAATTTAAAAAAATATTAACTTCACTCGAATATACATTTAAAAACAAATTAATGTATTCAGATATAGATAATGAAAACTTTAAATCTATAAAAAACAAATTACCGAAAGATTGGTTAGGTGTTACATTTAGAAATATTAAAGCAAAAACAAAAAGAGATTTAAAAGAAATCGAAAATAAGAAATTAAAACATTTAAAAGAATGGAATGAATTTAATTTATAAAAATTAATCTTTTTCCCACATCGTACCTTTCCAATGTTTTCGATATTCTTCTTTAGGTAAAATGCTGATGTTTTTTGGTGGGATGTTTTCTAATGTATAATACCCAAATGTTCTAGAATCTATATCTGAATATAATTTGATATTTAAATTTTTCATATCTACTTTAAGTATTTCATATTCTAAACCTGACATTCTTTCGAATTGTTTTTTTAACCCCCAAGCTAATTCTAATTCATCTGTTAAATAAACTCTATCTGGATGGTGTGTTGTTTTATCTCTATGTTTTGGCACTAATCCAATTCTTAATATTTTATCCACACTTCTTTTTGGTGACACATGATATGTGATAGTTGGTTTACTAAAAAATTCTTTTGGATCAAATTTGGGTTTTAAAATTATTTCATCATAATTATGTTCATAAAAATCATTATTACCATATTTGAAATAAGAACCACCATCTACACCATGTGAAATATACCAACCAAGAGGTTTGCATATTTGTTCAATAGATGTGAAATCATCGATGTAATCTTTACGACCTGCACTAATTTCTATTTCACCATCTGGTAGTATACCAATATAATAATCAGGAAATTTTCTTTTAAGTATTTTTACAGATTTTTTAGTCGGTGCTGTCATTGTTAAACCTTCAGAAATATTATCCCATTCACCAGCCACAATTTCTTCAGCTAAATCTAATGTTAATTTTTTCCAGTTTTTATCTGAATGGTAAGGTCTTTTGAAATTATAAATTTCAAATTCACCTTTGATTGGTTTTGTACTATACCAATCTCCTATTGCTTCGGTATCTTTTGTTAGTTCATTTTTATCAATTAAAACTCTTAGAATTGGATAGAAATATGCTTCGTTGTTTATAATTTTACCATAAAATATAGCACTGGATATATTATCAGCAACAAATATTTTACCTCTACTCCAATCACCGAATTCCCCTTTCCAATTTGTTTTTCTATTATTATTTGGTAGTAAACCATGTTTCACAATATCTACTAAATAATCTTTTTTGGTAGAATGAAAAAACCAACTTTTATTATCTTTATTCTCAAATATGTGAAATTTTGTTATCATATAATCTATATATAAAAATGTAAATTTTAAAATTAATATATAAAGAAGGGTAGGGAACGAACCTACATTAATATATAATATTAGAAATGATAAAAAATCATTTTTGAAATTAAATATATAATAAAAAATAAGAAACGATAATATGCCATTAGCACATTTTACAAACGTATCAACCGCTACCGATTTACACGAACCGGTATATAAAAATCTATTTGAAGTACGTATAACATTACCTACCGCTCTTCAAACAGTACATCCTAACGCTACCGCGTTATTATTAGAAAATGCAATCAAGGCAAGTTTACCAACTTACCCAGATTTAGCGGTTCAAACTCAGAGATTTAAATATTCAACTCGTTTATATCCGACTACACCAGAAGAAACATCTATTAAATCAACAGAAATTCAATTTAATTTGAACCAACATAAAGATTCAAATTCTGTATTTGTGTTTAGAATGTTAAAAGATTGGTATGATTTAGCATGGAACAATGAAACTGGTCAATTGTCATATAAGAGAAATCTTAAATCAGATTTGGTTACTATTGATATTCATGATAGAGAAGGTCGTGTTATAAGACGTGTTAATTGGATAAACGCATGGATCACTAACTTTACAGGTTGGGAAGAACATGATTGGACAACAGGAGACATTCAAACATTGACAGCGAAATTCGCAGTGGATTATTGGAACGACTTATACTACTGAAAATCAGGTAGTTACAAAATTTTTCAAATAAAAAAGCGTGTTAAAATACGCTTTTTTATTTGATTGAATTTGACTATTGGAATGATAAAAATAAAATAAATTATGGAAAAAATTTGTAGAATATGTAGAATTAAAAAAGAAATTGACGATTTTCACATGAAAAGAGGAACACCAGATGATCATAGAAATGAATGTAAAGAATGTGTTAAAGATATTCAAAAAAAATATAAAGAAGAACCCGGTTTCAAAGAGAAACAAATAGAATACGATAAAAAAAGATATGAAAAATTACAAGATGAAACAATTCAAAGGATGAGACAATATCGAATTGATAATAAAGAAGAAGTTAATAAAAAAGCCAGAGAAAAAAGAAAATTACCACATGTTAAAAATAGAATCCATAAATATAATAAAAAATATGTAATGGAACATGATGTGGAATTAAAAGAATATAGACAAAATAATAAAGAAATGTTTCGTGAATTATCAAAAAAATATAGAGAAAATAATCCACATGTTATAGCTTGGAGAACTATTCTTCATTCTACATTAGATAGATTGGAAACCAAAAAAGAAGATCACACTATTGATATGTTGGGTTATTCGGCTCTTGATTTAAAGGAACATATTGAAAAACAATTTACCAAAGGTATGAGTTGGGACAATCATGGTGATTGGCATATTGATCATCATCTTCCAGTTACATCTTTTCCACCAAATACTCCTGTTGATATTGTTTGTGCTTTATCAAATTTAAAACCAATGTGGGCAACCACA